TATTTCCTATGCTGGTACGAAAGAACATTTACAGCAACAGATCAGGAAAATGCTGATATGATATACAACTTCAATACTATCAGTTATTTCAGTGATAATTAAAATATTCCGGATACGAACCACCCCCCAACTCTACTGTTTGCCTGGGTGAATGACCCCGACCCTAAGGGAGGAGAGCCTGGGTGTGTGCAGAGGTGCCTCCGGCACCTCAACTAGATAGATAACCAATGAATTAGATCATAACGATCAGCGGACAATTTATTCATGTCCGGCATTTCGTTCATAAACACAACCACGTGAGGGCACGTGTCCAGTGTTTTAGTCCTAGATAGATATTTGGGTGAAAACACCATACGATCCTTTAACTGTTCCAAGACTGAATACTGGAGGAATTCAGACTGAGATCTTGGAAGGTCAAAAAGGAAGACTGACTTTCGCTCATTGATTGCATGGGCGAGATCGTCCCTTTTTCCGATTGAAAGCACCTGAGTTCGCTCGACGTTGTTGGACAAGTACTTTTTAATAAACCACGACTTTCCCGTACCTCCTCGTTCATCCACGACGAACGTAACTGAGCGATCGTCTGCGGGGGCGTCAAGTCTGTCTGCGAGTCGACGCTGATAGTCCCGATACTCTCCTTCAACACGGAAGGTTGTGGGGTAGATAAGATCGATCCATTCCATGCATCGTCCATACTGCATGTAGATAGAGGGATGCGCTTCGGCGACCGTGGCTGCTGTGGGTTTACTCGGCTGTGCGAGAACCCACTCCTTAAAGTCCTCGAATCGGTTGGTCTTACCAACGGGTCCGGGACAAGTCCCGAACTCCTCGTAGTCACCATCTTTCTTGCAATAGTCCGAAGCTTGACGTGTGTTCCCACGGGCAGGTTCGATATGACAACGATCTCCGAGGGAACGCTTTGCTCGAGCAAACCTGACGGGGGCATCAAAGATGATGAACCCCTGTAAATGTGGAGTCCCAGACTCTCCAACCTCTCTGCCAAAAACCAAGTATCGACAGCAACGGCCAAGATCTCTGAGTCGCTGCAAATCGGCATCTACGTAGTTGTTAAGAGTAAAAACGAAACGGGATTGTTGAACCATGATGGGATGGGATTATGAGGCGGGGGTAATACTAACCCCGCCTTTCTCATAAAATTTCAAGATGTCGCTTGCGCTTCGAGGAGCTTCCGGGATGCTCCCGTACTACCGGATGGGTGCTTACTTATACCGGCGAAGCAGGGCACGACTCGGTTTAAACGCAGCACGAATGGCTTATGCGAACCGAAGGGCATTATACCGACTAGGTCGTGGCGCTGCCAGGCGCGCAGGCGGACTAAGACGACGCATGGCTAATCGCAGATCGGGTGGTGCGCGCATGCAGGGGGACAAACTAGCGGGTCCAAGTAATCAAGCATTCTATGATGACACGGGAGCACCAAACCCGGATGCGCTAAGCACGACTTATACCTTAAATAGAAAGACAATGTATGCGGCCACGATTCAAATCGCGAAGCCGCCGTCTAACACAGAACTATTAGGTCAACCGTCACGAAACCAAATAAGACTAAAAGGCTTAAAGGTTTGTTTCAATATTGAAAACACATCCTTCGTGACTCAAGATGTCTATACGGTACATATTGCGATCGTGCAACCAAAAGCATTCGGAACCACTGGATTTGATAATGCAAACTTCTTTTCAAACCCTGGAGGTGGAAATGCCGGACTAGACAGGACAAAAGACTTCCAGCCGTTTACCAGTGTTCCCGAAACTGATTTCAGTTACAATTGTAACGGCATCAACAGATCCAAATGGAATATCATCACACATACCAAAAAATGCATCGTCGCAAAAGGATCAACCAATCCGTCTGGAAGAACTTATTGGAGATATGAAAAATATTTCACCATGAAAGGAAAAAGAATCATGTGGGACACGATTACAGAAGTGAATATCAGCAGACCGTTATATTTCCTATGCTGGTACGAAAGAACATTTACAGCAACAGATCAGGAAAATGCTGATATGATATACAACTTCAATACTATCAGTTATTTCAGTGATAATTAAAATATTCCGGATACGAACC